TGGGCATTGGATAGAGGATCGTTCCCCTTTAATACACAAAGAGGTGCTTAATTTTTATAATAGAAGAACTGCCGGAGAGGAGATAGTAAAATTAAAAGATGTACATCCACTTAATTACGAAGATTACGAAGTTACCAAGGTTGATAAATGGATACATCCTTACATGGGGAAAGTGTACGGGAGTAATATGTATAATACAGAGGTTTTATCAATGGGATTAGAATTAATGCACAGGAACCCTATTTACCTAGCTAAGAACGATCCAGAGATGTTTGATTTTATCTATTCTGTAGTTAGGCAAGGGAATTGAAGTTAATGGGTCAATCAAAGCAACAAAGCAAACGCTAAAATGTCTTCCTTGGAGAAAATATAGGAGGGTGGGAATGCTAATAGATAAATCAACTGAAGAAGACTATCTCAATGGTCGTACTTTTGCTCAGGGTTATTTTTTGCGGATTAACGCAGCTAGAGCCGACGCAGCTAGAGCCACCCCAAAATGCAAGAATGGGGTTTCTTATAGCTGTGGGAAGTCCTGTATTAGCCTTAAGAAAAATTGCAGGTCAGAACCGCAAGATGAAAAAGGGAAACAAATTCTTAAGGCAGTAAAATCCAAGGCTTCTGAGTTTGCTAAAACAAAAGCAAAAACACCCAAAGCTACTCCAGTTAAGCCTACTGAAATTAAGCCTACTGAAATTAAGCCAGATGTAGAAGCTCCTCCCCCTCCCCAGGGTGATATAAAGGTTAAGGCATCTAAATCAAAAACCAAGGTATCAAAACCCGTCGCAGTGGAAGCAGAGAAAAAAGCGACTCCTGCCAAAACCAAAAAAGCAAAACCCTCAACAAATCTTAGTGAAGTTAGCAAAGAGCAGAAGAAAGTGGAGGCGATCGCAAAACCATCCAAAACAATAGGAGATGGAACGCACGAAGGGACTCCCAAGAATGCCAAAGAATATTATGATATGGCGACCAAGGCTGGAAAAATGGTGACGATAAAAGAAGCTCAGGAAACTGTTGATGCCATTGTTGATTGGTCTAATAACTCCGATGGCATTAGGAATGATCAAAAAGCAGGAAAGTTTAATCAACAATCTGAGCATTTTTCTAATTACATCAAAAATTCAACTCCTTATGACGGAGAAATATATAGAGGAATAGCTTTCCCGTCCGAAAAAGAGGCTATGGACTGGGCAAAAGGAGAGGGGCATATTATAGACAATCAGTCTGCCCATAGTTCATGGACTTCAGATATTGATGTTGCTGAATTATTTGCACTTGATAGGGGTGGAGATGTAGGGCAAGCAGTCATAATCAAGACAATCAATAAGACTGGCGCGTCTATTCAAGGTGTTGCTGAGTCTATTTTGGGTTTTAAAACAATGGAGGTTGTAGTCTCTAAAGATGCTAGGCATAGGGTTAAAAGTGTAGAAAGAGAAGCATACTATGGGTTTATAACAGTAGAGGTAGAAGAGGTTTGATTCCTTCCAAAATAAAACCCCAGGTATTCTTGGGGTTTTATTGTTACAATTCAAATTAAACCGATGTGTACTATTCAATGGGAATGGAAATAATGTACCGCAACCCTGCCTATTTAGCCAGAAAAGACCCTGAAATGTTTGATTTTATTTATGCTGTTGTAAGGCAACGTTAAGCTATTTATTGGTATAATTAATAAAAATTAGGATTAACTATGGATTTTAATATTTTTGAGTTAGACGGCAACAGATACCCACTAGAAAAGCCTATTGATTTCCTTCTGAATTGGGCAATGGAGGCATCGGCAGACGAGTTCAAGAGCAAGGAATCATTAGATAAAATATCAAAGGTTGTTAAGGCTGTTTGTCCTGCTATTCCTAACGACTACTTCTTTACGGTTGACCCGCAGTGTACGATCCCTTTGATTGACAGCTATCAAATAATTGACTTTGTAGCTAAATTAATGGTTTGTGTTATTGAGCGACGGATTAAGGTTATTGAGTCAATCCCAGAAGAAGACAGGGTATCTTTAAAAGTTGATATTGATCAAAAGGTGGCATTATTCCGTCAAGTTGTTGACCGCATCAGCAAGCAATTCTCTGACTTGAAGTTTAGCCTAATTTTGGGAGGGATTCAGATAACCAATAATGACAAACCACCATCCCCTGTGTCACAAGAAGATCCGAAACTTGTGGCATTGAATCGGCAGATGTGGACAGGGGTGTCCCCACAGACAGATTCAAAAATCATGGAACTGAAACGACAGATGGAGGATCTAAGTTCTGAGATTGCTCTACTAGAAAAGGTTTAATTCAGTCCCCGTATCGATCCTGGTACTCCTCAATCCCCATTTCTAGGAGCATCAAGAAAAAATAAGTCATCTCCAAAGAGTCAGAAGCGTCGTGCTTGCTGGCTTTTTCTTTTTGGGCGATCGCTTCTACCTTCTTATATAGGGGCATGGGAACACGGATGGACATTTTACGTTTTTCGATTCCGTCTGAAACTGGCATTTTATAGGACTCCTAGCGAATTTAAAAATATTTTAGCATACCCCTTGACATTTGTAGGACAACCGGCTATTATTGGAAATGTGGATGGGAAAACACCCGAAACGACACCCGCCACAAAAACCAAAAACGCCACAGTAACAAAAACTCCAGGACTAAAACTATGTTATTTACTCAACATACCGACCGCTTGACCGCTTCAATCGTGGGTATTCAATCCCATATCGACGAATTAGAAAACCAACTCAAAGCCCTTCGTGGTGACAAGTCTAGCCTTGAGTCGGAACTTCAAACAGTCCTAACCTTAGAAGGTGCGGCGGAATCAGCTATCAATCAAGCTCAGTCTTTTGTTGACGCCGCCGATTCTATGGGACGGACTGACCTGATCGCCACTTTCTGGCAGGCTATGGACGCTATGCAAAAAGGAGCGATCGCACAACTCCCAGAATCACCGGAACCCGAACCTACCCCCGAACCCGAACCTACCCCCGAACCACAATCCCCAACCGATGACGTGATCACGGTAGAAGTGACACCGGAACCCGAACCCACCACCCCGACAACGCCAGATCCCATGACTGAAACTCAAAACGGTAAAGTCCCTCAGTCGGTAGGGAGTGCGGCTTTTAGCACAAAAGATGCTACCTTGGAAGAACTAAAAGAATATGTCCGAAACTTTCAATCGGACGATAAGACAAAAGTTCACGGGAAGCTTAGTCAACGAAGTACCTGGGTAATGGCCGCGAAACAACTCTTAAATATCTCAGACTACACGAAATAAGTAAAAATCCCAGACTGTACACCTGGGATTTAATCAAAAAAGACAAGTAGATTCGCGGATCGATAAACCATAACCTCTTGATTTAATACTAACAAATCAAGGGGTTTTAGGATGTCAAGTTCAAGTCTTAGCGGAGTCAGTATCACGATCTCGGCAAGTAATCAAGTTTCTCCTGTCCTGAGAGCAATTCAAGGGGAGTTGCTTGGACTGCGCCAACCCCTTCAGGTGCTTGACTTGTTTCAGAGTTCCTTTGGGGGGATAACGTCATCTATTGTTCAAGCTACGACAACTATCGGCTTCTTTGGGCAGGGGATGTCAACGCTTCGAGGGTTGGTTTCTAACGGCCCGTTTAAATTGTTGATTGGGCAAACAGTCGAACTACATGGGCAGTTGCTATCGGTCGCCTCAACGATGGCAGCAACTTCAAAAATCATTAGTAACGGGTTTGAGATTAAAGACCCTACACAAGCAATCCTGGCTCTCAACCAACCTATAAACGATCAGATTAGACAGTTAAGGATTGATTCTATTGATCTAGTTGGGGTCACGTCTAAGCAGTTGATTCCCGTGTTTCAACAGGTGGCACAGGGTGCGACACCGATTGGAGCAACCCTAAGCGATGCACGGAGTTTAACTATTGACTTTGCAGCAGCTTTGGGGACTTTACAGGTTCCGTTATTTCAAAGTAGGCAAGAAATTCAATCAATTTTCCTAGGAACAATTGATATGAATTCTATCCTGGCTAAATCGTTGGGGATAACTAACACGATGGTTGCCAAGTGGAAGGCTCAGGGGACTTTGGTGCAGGAATTAACCTCTCGATTGTCTGCATTTAGGGCTGGGAACAAATTAGCCGCCGAGAGTTTTTCTGGGGTAACATCAAACATTCAAGAGATGTTTGAATTGATAGGACAAAGATCGGGGGAAAAACTATTAGCACCTTTGACTCAATCCCTAAACGAAGTCTATAAGTTTTTACAAACGAACCTTGAGATGTTGGTGGGTGAATCGGGGAAGGTTACAGATCAGATCCTTCGCGCGGGTCTAGCCTTCCAATCTATTTTTAAAACGGTTCTTGGGGATGTGGTGACGGTCTTTAAGGATGTTCCATTATTCTTGTTTACCTCTCTAGCGAACGCATTGGAGGCACTGAATCAGGGACTGGGATTCACGATGACGGTATTGCGTCCTGCCCTTAACCTGTTCGCGGCATTATCAAGTGCGGTAGCTCCCCTCGCTTCTGGTTTCCTTGTGATTGCCCTTCAGGTAAAAGCCCTCACTGTTGGAGTAGGAATACTTTCTAAGGCTTTTGGGATATTAGGCGGCATTCTGTTACCCGGTGTCGGGCAAATCTTCCCCCTCCTTGTTGCTAACGCAGGTGCTTTAGGCGCTGCTTTTACGGGGCTTGGGGGAGCAACTATCTTCAGTTCTGTAGGTATGGCTCAATTCTCTGCCAACCTTCAGCGAATACCCGGCGCAATGACGTTAATGGCTTCTGCTACGGCAGCGTTAGGGAATCTTCTCAGGACAGTTGGCTTGGCGGTTGTCGCATTTGGTGCGTTCAAAATAATTGATGAATTTATCCTCAAAAACAGGGGGTTAATGGAAGTCCTTGGGGGTGTATTTGGGGGGTTGGGTGAAGTTGTCAATATTTTAATCGGGTCTTGGCAGTCAGCCTTGATCACTTCGACTGTTGTTGTCGGGGGGTTAGCGATCGCATTCCGCGCTCAATTAATCCCTGCGGTTTTGTCGTTTATCTCAATTCAATTAGCTGGTGTTGTAACCAGTTCTGCATCTGCATTTGTGTTTCTTGCCGGAGTATTGACTTCTCTTGGATTTAGCAGTATGGCTATCACGGCCGGAACTGCTGCACTTCATTTACAAATGCTGTCTGCGTCTGCAAGTCTGGGAACATTGACTATGGGAGGGTTGGCTCTTGCTGTTAAAAGTGTAGCCTTATCTGTAGCTACGTTACTCGCTCCTTTAGCTGCTGTGGCTGCGGTAGTGGGAGGTATTGGACTTGTTCTTTATAGTCAATCCTTAAAGGATTCTACAGAAGCCACACAGGAGTTAGCTAATAGAACTGAAGAATATGGGGATTTAGCTATTGATTCGCTTGAGAAACTGTCTGTGGCTCAGAAAAAGCAACAGGAGTCAGAGAAATCAGGGATTAGATTGACCGACGAAGAATATAAAAACAATCAAAAACTTCAAAATCAAGCCAAACTCAGGATCGGATTAATAGAGGATCAAATAACTGCATTAAAAGAGCAGGAAAAAACAGTTAAGGGTGATGCCAACAAGTCTAACATTCAATCCCAAATAGGTGAGCTAGAAAAACTAAAAACGGCATTAGCTCAAGCATCTTCTAATGTGGTTATTGCACCAAAAGATTTAATGGTATTAGGGACGGCGTTAGAACAGTTAAAGAAAAAAGCAAATGAAGCTATGGACGCAATTCTAAAACCATCTGGAGATCAGGAGGTGTTTAAGAAAAAGGCATCTGAGGTTATTGAATTTAACATGGCTTTATTGGAAATGGGGCAAACAATTGATAAGGATGTTATTACTAAACTACGTCAGTTAGCTAACGATACAAGGTTAGATCAAGAGGTTCAACGCAAGGCACAGGAAACAATTACTAAAGTCATTGAGCAGGAAAGCAAAAAGCGATCCGATACTATTGCAAAACAAAAAGCAGAGGTAGAATCTCAACAAAAAAACGGGGAGATAGGAGTAAGGAAATCGGAAAAGTTAATAACTGATTTAACTATCAAGGAATTAGAGGAACGGAAATCAGCCCAACAAGAAATCCAGTCCGAGCAACGAGCTTTTGGAAACATTGAAGCAGCCCGAAAAGCCGGGGAAGAAATCAAGAAAATAGAATCAGATATTACTAAAGCAATTGCAGAGGAACGGTCTAAACGGAACGAGGAACTGGTTAAAAACTTTCAGGAGCAACAGTCAATTATTGAGGGGTATCTCGCCCAAGGATTAACCACAGAGAAAAACTACAATAACCAAAAATCACAGTTACAAATCGAGGGATTGGACGAACAAATTAGGCAGCAGCGAAACAAATTAGGAAAATTAGCAGGGGATGATAAAGAAGGTCGGGAGGCTATTAACGCCGAGATAGGGAAACTCCAAGTTCAACGGCAAAAAACAATTAAGGACGGTTATGATCAAGAGCTTTCTACCCTTGAAAAACAACTCCAGAAAACCGTTGATTTAGTCAAAGAGGCTGAATTAATTAGACAAAGTGAAGTTCAGAAGTCGTTTAATGAATTTGGAGGTAATCAGAATTTAATTAACGAGGAAAATGTAAAAAACAACCTTAAGACCCTTGAGGCTGAATACAGTAACACGGTTAAAAAATTAAAGGAAACAAAATCTCAACCAGCACTATCAGATCCCCGACTAGAGACTGACAGACAAACTAAAATCAGAAAGTTAAGACAAGAACAACTCCAACAATCTTTGGGGATGTTGAAAGTCGAGAAAGAAGCCTGGGATGCTCATACTCAAACCGTTTTAGGGAATATTGCCAAAGAAAACAATGCCCAACTATTAAACATAGAAAAGCAGATTAATAGCGGTAACGTACTGAGGGAATTAGAGGGGGCTGCAAGTGCTACCGATAAAGTTCAGGAGTTGCAAGTTCTACTTAGTCGAGAAAAAGACATTAATAAGCAAGCCGAGTTAAGGTTGTCCCTAGAGAAAGCTATCAGGGAAGAACGGGAAGCCTGGGGAGCATTGGGGATTGCCGAAATTGAAGCAATTAACAATCTTGAGTTAATCGCCTTAAAAAATCTACTAAACCAAGGGAAAATTCTCAAGGAAGAATACGATCTGAAAATAGCACAGCAAGCCATAGAAACATTACAAAAACGAATTAGTTTAGAGACGGATGTTGGCAAGAAAATCAAGCTCCAATTACAGCTAGTTGAAGAACAAGGGCGGTTGATTGATGCAAACGTAAGGAGATACGAAGCAGGGTTAAACAAGGAAGCACAAGCCTACGAGAACACCATTAAACGCCAGAATAATGAACTAGACAATCAGAGTCGGAAATTCGATATTCTCAATAAAGCCCTTCAGATGCGTTCGGAATTACAGGACGCACAGAAGGGGGTGTTTGACGCGGCTAATAGCTTTTACTCAGGGGAATTAGATGCTTTAGTCCAAGGGGAACGCTCCGAACGGAAGAAAAAACAACTTGCAGAATTAATCTCGGCTATTAAATTAAAATCAGCAATACAGCAAGCTGAATTTGAGAAACAAAGCCTGATATCCCAACAATTAATGAAAACCATCGAGCTTGAACGGGAGAAAATAGCTGCTAGAAGGGCTCTGAATGATGCGAAAATTGAAAAAAGAAAAGCTGATAATGCTCTTAAAGTAGCAAAAAAAGATCCTAGAACAACTCCAGAACAGTTAGAGGAGCTGCAAACAGCAGCAGATATAGCAGGGGAGAACGTTGGCTACCAAGAGCAAAATTTGGGTTTATTACGAAAACAAGAATTTAACCAGTCAAAGGTTTTTAAACTCCAGAGAGAAGCGTTAGAATTCCGCAGTCAAGGGGCTATTCGTTCGGCACAGGTAGACTTAGCGAACAACACCAGTAGCAGATCATTGAGACGACAGCGTTTTGCTGATATTACATCCAGTGTGCTTGATAGTTTTGGGGTAGACAGTATAGGTGATCTAACGGGTCGAGCCGCAGCGACGGGAGAACAAGCCCTCAGAGAAAGTGGATTAAGGGGGGGTAGAAGACTTCCAGGGGGATTATCAGCAGAAGAACAGATGCGAAGCCTTAGAGGGGATTCTGGGGAGTTTTCTGGTGCAACAGGTAGCGCACCTTCTGAAATCTACAAACTAACTGGCGGACTCGGTGGGGGGTCGGCATCATCTCCTCAATTAACAGATCCTCTCAAACTTCCCTCTGCTTTGTCTCCCGTCCTATCCCCCATCGTCTCCCCAGACTTCTCACGGGCATTGCAGCAAGCTACAGGGAAAGGTCAAACGACAATTTCTCCAACAATAAATATCCCGATTACCGTAAACGGCGATCAAAAAGTGGGAGAATCAATTAAGAAACAGGTTGAACCGAGGTTAGAAAATGTTATTCAACAAATGGTTAATCTCTCCCGTAATTAGTAGAGCCGACAGCCGGCTTTATTGCTGCCATATAAAGATAAGGGAATAGTGTTGTCAGATCTCCCCCTGTAATACTCTTTTTGAGGTGGGTTCTAAGCCATTTTATTATTGGTAAACCGCCCGATGTACCTAAAACGTAGTTAATAAAAACACTAAATTCACTTTTTAAATTTTCGTCCAATTGATTCATGTATTTGTCAATATCGGGGAGTAAAACATCCTGTCCGCAACTTAATACTTTAGATGCTAATTTAAAAGATTGAGCTATTTCTCCATTCTTGTTCTCTTGGAGTTGTAAATCCTTGCGTTGAGAATCAAAAAAACTTCCAGCTTTGATTCGATATCGAAGATAGTCACTCAGAATTTGATCGTCAAATATTGATGATTGCCGATTCTTTAGTATGTCAACTAGATCCGTTTTTCCGTAGTTAGGATCTAACGCTTTCCGACGCTTTGCTTCTCCCATGTTTTTATCCCCAAAACTCTCAATAATTATACCGTATTTTGGACACAACTAAACAATGAAAATGATATAATTAATAATAACAAAACCCCTCGCGGTGCAGTGAACACCCAGGAGCCGTAAACGCACTTTTTACGAAGTCGCCCACTAATATTAAATATCAAAAAAGCACGGGGTTAAATCCGTGCTTTTTTGTGTTATGGTTACTTTTTCCGTTTTTCTTTCCGATAATGCGCTTGACACATCCCCCCGGCATAATGGGGTTTATCACAGAGGTCACAAGTCCGACCTTTTGCGGTTCCGTGCGGTCTCCCTGCTTTCCCTTGTTCGGATGGGGTTACAAGTTGCTTATGGCATTTAGAACATCTATAGGCTAGTTTCTTTCTTCTGAATCCGTCTAGCCACATCTCGGCGTTACATTCTGGGCATTTCATAATATGATGGGGTTGTGTTTTATTCTTACAGCCACCGAATAAACCCGGTGGCTTGTTTGTTGACTTAGTTCCAATATCCTGTTATGGGTGTTTCACAAACTGCTTTGTGTAGTAGCGCGGTGTAAACTTCGTTCAGTTGATGGGATGTTTTCGTAAGTTCAGTAAATGTTTTTATATCTTTTGCGATCCAAGATTTGCGGGCATTTTCCGATGCTTCTATCCACTTAACTCTTGCTGTGTCTACTTCGTCTAATTCCGGTTCCGGTTGCTCTTGTTTTTGATGTACTGCTTTAAAAGGTGGAACTTCGGTCTTAGGGTTTCCAATCCCTAACCCACGCCGTACCTGTATCACTCGCTCCGGGGAACCCTCGTATAATTCACCGTAGGGTAGATCCTGATCACATTCAAAAAACACTTGGACGCGATATTCTGCATAAACCCGACCCCCCAAGAATCCATCCATGCTTGCCATTGCTTCAAAGGCTTGTTGGGCTTCGGTCATTGTGCTAAATCCGTCAGTCATTTGAATCGCTTTCATTGTCTTTGTCCTTTGTGTTTTATCCTTACAATTAATATAGTACACAGTTAACCAGAATATGTCAAGCGTTTTTAGAAAAATCTTTTTAGAATACTCAAAAGCCCTCTTGGTTGAGGGCTGCAACTTCTATCCGAATACTTCAATACGTCACAGGATGGACAGATCATAGTTCTTGTTCAATCCTGTCAAAAACCTCTTTGATTATAGAGAAGTTTTTGACAGCTCGGTTTCCCGTGTAGATTTCTGTTTTCCCGTAAACTGTTCTTACTCTTAGGATTGGTAACTGTGAGTTTAAGTTACTGATTTGATATTCTTTGATGTCTTCGACTCTGATCATTGTTAATTCCTGTTTGGTGAAGTGATAGAGGGTGAATTTCACCCTCTGGTTATTAGCTACTAACCGAGTGATTGACGGGCATCTCTCAGGATTTTGTCCATTTGTTCTTGTGTAATGTCCATATCAGGATTGCTTTTGATGCGCCCCGCGCTAAATGCTTTCCCTGCGTAGGAGCGAATCATGGGAATTACAGGAATTACCACGGGTCGGGGTCGGGGTTGGGTTGTTACAGGGCGCAAGGCTTTGTAGGCTGTCATCCACTTGTTAGAGCGAACCGTTGCCCATTTACCGTTTAAAACTGTTCCATCTTTGGTTCGGATGAAGTGGATGGTTTCGCCGTTTTCCATTAATTCAGTCCAACCATAGCGGATTTCAATCGTCCCATCTGGGTGAACCATTTTGATTGTGTCGATTGTGATTCCGTCAAAGGTTGAGGTGTAGCTTGAGATGATCTCGGTGGTGATTGTGACGATTTGAGCTACCATGATATTTAGATCCTTAATTGGGTTGGGTGGAGTCGGTTGGGTGTCCCTGGTAAGAAGCTCGACCGACTTTGTTTTATCTTTATGTTTTACATCTTAACCGATTTGTTTTACTTTGTCTAGTAGTTTTACATCAGTCTTACTTATATGTTTTACTCGTAAGTAGGACTGATAACTTATAGGTGGGTGAACTCCCCTCTAGGGAGGGGATTTGGGATTTATTTAATTTTCGATTTTAACCATTTGATGATTTCGGTAACTTTCACGTCTTCCGGGAAGGTTTCAGTATCGGTAAACTCTAAGCCCGTGGGGTCATACTGGGTAAGTTCGGCTTCTAATTGACCCTCAAAGGTAAGTGTTAAGAACAGTTCGCCGTCAGATGGTAAAAAGTCAATTTCACTATTTCCAAAGCGATAGAAGAAACCTTCTTCTGTAACCATTTTTTCTGAAGCAAAGGTCAGGAAGCGTTCGGTTTGGTTATTCATGATAGTTAGGTGCGGTTGTAGTGTTTGCGGGGTTTTCTAACCCTTATGTATAACATTATAACTTTTCTGTCTTACTTTGTCAAGTAGTTTTACTTTAGTATTACTTATAGGTTTATACTGTTTTACAGAATTACAATTAATCTTACTTATATGTCTTACTATTCGTTTTACACCGTGCTACACTCAAAGGTAAGACACAAAAGGAGTAAACCGATGGCGGCGAATAAGCTGATTAACTTTAGATGTCCCGATGACCTTCTGAATGCGATTGAAGCGTATGGACGTGAACACTACCCTAACGGTCGGGGTAATACTGACTTCGACCAAAGCAAAGCACTCAGAGATATTCTGATTAGTGGACTAGAAACCCTAACCAATGGAAAAGTAAAATTGGAGAGGGAACCCGTAAAATACAAGTCAGACAATAGCTCCTATGTGGAGTTGTTGGATAGGATTGCCAAACTAGAGGCGCAGCAACCCCCCGCTATTGATCCAAGCATCGAGGCGCGGATTGAAGCGTTAGAGACTGCAATCGCATTTGAGAAGGTGAGGGGGGTTTTGAAACAAAGGAATTAAGCCCAACCCAAATCCAGTCACAAAAAGAGGGAGTCGAAACCCCCTCTTTTTTAGTGATTACCTATTTTTAAAATTGCCAACCATATCTGGCTGGAGAATGTTCCCTTTTCATCGCCTAATCGTTAATCCTTTCGGCTCCAAGGGCGGCTTTTGGCTTGCCGATCTAAACATCGGTGATTCCATCATATACAACTATAATTGGAAATGTCAACATATACGTTTCAATTTCTTAAATAGGTATGTCTAATTTTAGCGATAATGTGCGAACAAAGGAGTTTAAGCTCATTCTATCCTCGGAACAAGAGCGTGTCCTAGAGGATTGGATGCTAGTCTGTAAGTGGGTTTGGAATCGTTCACTGGGATTGATAGAGGAATTTAACGAGTGGAACCCCTACGACAAAATATCAAAGTCTAACGTCCCCGCCACTCCGTTACAACGATATGATCGCAAGCTCAAGCAATGGGTACGAATTGAGATCCCAGATTGGAAGATGGGGATTGAACGAGTTGAGAAGAAAAGGGGATTCATCCATCCCGTTGCTATTGATGAGAATAGTCCAATCATTGACTCTTTGGAATCTAAAAAGTCGGTACTGTACGGGTTCTTAAAGGTGTTTGGACATCAACATCACAAGGATCGGATTGTGACTTATTTAGTCAGGGGTGAGGAGAGGAAGGTTAACTTTACTGATTGTCCTGCAAAATTTATCCAAGGGGTAGCGCATGAACTCTCCAAGGCTTGGGAGGGATTTCTGGCGGGTCGCCATAGTCGTCCCCGATTCAAAACAGCCAAAGATAAGGTGATGACTTTGATCCACTATAACGCCAAGGATCTAGGGGTTAAGGATGGTAAAATTAATATTCCTAAGTTGGGTTATGTTGAAGTAATTGGGCTTGATGACCGGTGGTATGGTTGCGATTTTAACCCGATGAAAATTTGTAAAAAAGCATCGGGATGGTATGTACAATTAACTGCATCCGTCCCTGTTAAACAAGCCAAAAAAACAGGGTTGTGTTGTGGAATTGACCCTGGACATCAATTTGTTATGGCACTGGATAATGGTCACACTATTGAGGCTGCACAACCATTGAAACGTGGGTTAAAACGTTTAAGAAAAATGCAGCAACAATTATCTCGCAAGTATCGAATGAATGGGGGGAAGACTAAGAACTGGGAGAAACTTAACAATAAGATTGCTAAACTTCACGAAAAGATCGCCCGCCACCGTCGATCTTTTAACCATTGGCATTCGACTAATTTAATTAATTGGTTTGATGTGATTTTTGTCGAAGATTACAAACCCGCCAATGTTTACCGAAAAGCTAAAGCTAAGGCAAAACTAGATACAGAGGGGGCTCCAATAGTAGCTGCAAATGGTACGGCTATCTATGAGAAAAATAACCAGAAACGCAAGCGGGGAAGTAATAGAGCAGGAAGTGATGTGGCTATCGGTCAGGCTATTAATCTATTAGAAACCAAGGGAAAGGAACACGGAAAATTAGTAATTCGGGTCGATAATTGGGGGACTACTTTATGTTGCGCAAAGTGTGGACACCAAGAGAAGAAAAAACTATCACAACGAACTCACAAATGCTCTAATTGTGGCTATACTGTCGCTCGTGATGTTAACTCAGGACAGAATATTAAACTGAAAGGTTTGGCTCAAATGGCAATCAATCAAGGTGTGGAGTTATCCGATAATTTCTGGTATAAATTCTTGATTGATAAAAATTCGGCAACCCCTAGCGGTTCTAAGAAGGCGACCAAGAAAAAGCCTAAAAAGTCAGACACCGTAATCATTCCAGATGATTTGTTTAAAAATGGGGTTCACGAATTTTTGATCGGTGAAACCGCCAAAACTCGTGCTATAATAAATGAAATGAGCTTAGGTAATTTCGATAGAAACGCCTGAAACACTTGCGGATTAAGCTCTCGCAATAGGTGATTGCCTGTTTTAAGGATTGAAACTTTAGAATCCAAGGGATGCACGGGCATCACTCATAATCTCGCAATAGGTGATTGCCTGTTTTAAGGATTGAAACATGCAACATTCAATAACCACCCGTTCCCCTATCTGAGCTCGCAATAGGTGATTGCCTGTTTTAAGGATTGAAACTGTTAATGGATGACGCGATTGAATCTTGTTCAATGCTCGCAATAGGTGATTGCCTGTTTTAAGGATTGAAACCGTGTTGCCGCCAAACAGCAAAAATCAAACATCTGTCTCGCAATAGGTGATTGCCTGTTTTAAGGATTGAAACATTTGATGACGAGACACTAATACAGGTTAAGTATGCCTCGCAATAGGTGATTGCCTGTTTTAAGGATTGAAACATTGCATCTCATAATTAGAATCGAATCCGCTAGACTCGCAATAGGTGATTGCCTGTTTTAAGGATTGAAACTCAACTAAATTTGTTTGACCTCACATCCGGGGGTCACTCGCAATAGGTGATTGCCTGTTTTAAGGATTGAAACTACATGAATTAACGCATGGGCTTAAAGCCCTTAGATCTCGCAATAGGTGATTGCCTGTTTTAAGAATTGAAACCCGTTACGGGTTCCGGTGTTGGGGTTGGTTCCTGGCCAGCTCGCAATAGGTGATTGCCTGTTTTAAGAATTGAAACCGACTGGCACTTGTTCCCTGAGCATCACACAAAGCTCGCAATAGGTGATTGCCTGTTTTAAGAATTGAAACGATTGGAGTAGATTAGAGTAGGCGGGTCAACTGGTAGGGACTCGCAATAGGTGATTGCCTGTTTTAAGGATTGAAACCATCCAGGGACGCGCGTAAGCATTTGAGAATCAAGTCATCTCGCAATAGGTGATTGCCTGTTTTAAAGATTGAAACGAAACTTAATTCAATTTAAAAACATCTTACAAGAAAGTAGAAGGGGCGTTAGTCGGGAGGGGGACTGTAACAAATGACAGAAATAAAAGGAAAGTATCAAGTCTCATTGTGTAGAGGTAAAAGTTGTTGCCCTCAATTAATTATTAAAGATGACAGGTACATTATCACTGATGACATTGGGGGAAGTGTTGTATTAGAGAAATCGAATATTGATGAATTAATCAATCAGTATCAGGAATACAGTGACTTGAAATCACTCAAAAAATGGTCATTGGGTAAATAATGTTATCTGATTTAATTGTTTTTCTGTTATTATCTCTCGGTTTGCGGTGGTTTATTTTTAAGCATTCCCTACTCCATCCTGTTCGGGTGTGGCTTGAAAATTCCAAAGCGCAATCATTTTTTAGTAAATTGTTTCAATGCCCTTACTGCCAAACGTTTGAGGCATCAGTGATCGTTTATTTGATCCTGATGCCTTTTAATGTTTATGTCGGGTTTCTGGCGAGTTTGTTTAATGGATATGTTGCGATCGCAATTGAATATTTAATCGAATCCCAGATTGATAAATTCGAGGAAAGGAATAACTCAACCGATCTTTAGTTATCTATTACATCAAAAAAACCTGCCTCCCAATTCATCAAATATCCATTATGGTCATATTCATATTTTGTTATTTTTCCATCCTCTGCAATTAAACAAATCCCTATATCCATTGCTTCAACCCCATTGGCAATTAAATGACCAAATTTGTTAACAATTGCTTGGCATTACTACCTCTATATTTCCCGTAGTAATCTACTGATAATGTCGCTTCTAGTCCCATCTCCCCGAATTACTAGCGCGTCAAGTTTTGCCAATAGGTCATTTTCTATATTAACAAGAAACCGCGTTTTTCCAGGCTTGGTGCAATTTTCCCCTTTTGAATTCAAAAAAATATCGGCGTCAAAATCTTGTGGGAAAGTTTTAATGTGGAGAGTGCATTCGTGTCGATTTCCATTATGTTCAGATGGAGCCTTAATCGTTTTAAGTAATCCCCATCTAGTTAATTGAGCAAGAATGCGGGAACGTCTTTCCATACTGAACCCCAAATCTCTTAGATCACTGGGTTTAGCTTCGCAACCATTAGGCAAAGCTTTAAGCCAGTCAATAACAATTTTGTAGTCTTCTTTATGCAGATAATGTGCCATAGTCTACTTCTCAAAACTTTTAATTCAATCAAGATTAATTATACCCAAAGGGTAGAGATTGAACCTCTACCCTTTTTAATGCTTGGTTTTAATTAAGTATTCTGTTAATTATTCACCGATAATCATTTGGCGATCGCCTTTTTGATTTGCCCACAATTCCCGAACCAATTCAACAGATTCAGCCGGAATATAGTCAGTCTGAACCGGACGCATTGCTTTAGAAATTAGATGATCGTGTCCGCAAGATTCTAACCATTTTTCCAACTCCTTGCCAGACTTGAATTTTAATTCCTTGCCAAGTTGAGCTAAGGACTTCCCACGAAATACAGCCAGTTGCTTGCCATCTTCATTCATAACAACCGACTCGAATTGGGTTTCGGTTTCTCTCACCACCGCTTCGGGGCGACCTTGAATGAGTGCCAACATTCCTGCACCGTGAATGGTGACGATAGAGGCACTGGATTCTAAAACAAATCGCTGATCTTTCATGGAACTGGCTTGGGCTTCGGCAATTCGGACTTGCAGTCGGAGTGCTTCTAATTCATCGTGTTGCTGAGGAATGACGGTTTCCGCTTCACGGGTTTTAACCACAAAGTAGGCTTGGGCTTGGGCGATTTCCGGTTTGCGGACATCACCGTTCATCGCAATGAGATATGCCGCGTAACGAGATAGTTTATAGTTCTGTTGCTTAGATCCCCCTCCTTGAGAGCGTTTCACCAGATTGAACTCAACCTCAAAGTGGTGTTCTACATTTTCACCGTGAACCCGACAAGATACAATTGCCCTTTGAGTGACTTCGTTGAATTGTCGCCAGTTTGTATACCCCAACAGAACCATTAACTCCCGTGCCATCCAATACTCGCAACCTTCACGATCAATGCGCTTAATAGAGTCGAACGGAGATTTTGACTGATTGTGATCTTGATTGCCAGACAATGCTAAACTAGACATAGGAAACCCTCCTTTGGGTTGTTATAAGTAATTTTTGAGAAAAGCTGGAGACTTACTACTTCCTCCGGCTTTTCTCATTCCTATATTATACACCAAATTAACAGGAGCTTGAATAAAAAACGGGGTATTTAGCAAGTAAATAATATTAAAATTGTGCGGTGGTAAATTATATTAAATACCCTACAATAATCCCTAGATATCCCCATTATCTTCATCTTCTAAACTTTGGATATGGTCAAATACTACGCCCGTTTGATAGATTTGTTCATGGAGTGTGGCAATGGCTTTAACCGTCTCTACTGCCATCCTTCCGTGAATATGCGTCCCTGATTTGGTTAACTTGCCACAGGCTTTCATTGGGTCATCGCTCTTGGATGCTTGACTATAAGCCTTTGCACTAACAGCAATAGAAGATGATGCGATTACGTCTAACCCACGCAAATAAACCTCCATCCTTTTGATTCCATCCTCAAGATCCTTTTTATACTTCTCTCTATTTTCCTCAATCATTGATTTAATTGCCTCCATTTTTTCGTTAATAATCTCTCGTTTCCTTTCTTCCCAAATGGGTTGTTTTTTCCAGTGTCTTATTATCCCTTCTGAAACTCCAATCTGACTGGCAACCTCTC